ATCAGCCTGGGTTCTAGAATGCAACTTCGCCCTTATCAAGTTGAAGCTAAGGATGCGATTCGCGAAGAATGGGCCAAGGGGGTTGACAAGACCCTCTTGGTCCTTCCGACCGGCACAGGAAAGACTATCGTTTTCTGCAAGTTGATCGAGCAATTGGTTAACGAAGGAAAGCGATGCCTGATCCTGGCGCACCGAGGCGAACTGCTGGACCAAGCCGCAGATAAGATGTTTAAGGCAACAGGACTCAGATGTTGTCTTGAAAAAGCCTCAGACACTGCCGAAGGCTCTTGGTTCAGAATCACTGTAGGTAGTGTTCAAACCCTGATGCGCGAGAAGCGACTAAAGCGGTTCCGTAGGGATTATTATGATACCATCATAGTAGACGAAGCGCATCACGTTTTGTCCGATAGCTACCAGCGCATATTCGATTATTTCGACAAAGCAAAAGTCCTCGGAGTAACCGCAACACCAGACCGAGGGGACATGCAGAATCTCGGTAAGTTTTTCGACTCAATAGCTTATGAATACAAATTACCACAAGCAATCAAAGACGGATTTCTATCCCCTATTAAAGCTCTCACGATCCCACTTAAGCTTGATCTTTCTGGTGTGTCGCAGCAGGCAGGGGATTTTAAGTCTGCTGATCTCGGTAACGCTCTTGATCCTTACCTTGATCAAATCGCTGATGAAATGGTTAGCGCATGTATGGACCGTAAGTCGGTCGTGTTTCTGCCACTCATTGCAACTAGTCAAAAGTTCTGTGACCTTCTTAACCAAAGAGGATTCAAAGCAGCGGAAGTAAATGGCATGAGTTCAGATCGTGTCGAAATTCTAGATGATTTTAATCATGACAAATACAACGTGTTATGCAACTCGATGCTGCTTACAGAGGGATGGGATTGCCCTTCAGTCGATACTATCGTCTGCCTCCGGCCCACAAAAGTTAGATCTCTCTATTGCCAGATGGTTGGCAGGGGTACGCGACTGCACCCGGGTAAAGAACATCTTCTCTTGCTCGACTTCTTGTGGCACTCGGAAAATCACGACCTCTGCCGACCCGCTTACCTTATCGCGGAATCGGAGGATGTTGCGAAGAAAACTACCGAGAATCTTGAAGCGTCGGCAGGTATCGAGTTCGATCTCGAGGAAGCTGTCGAGAAGGGGGCTGGGGATACGGTAGCGGATCGCGAGGAAGCCCTTGCCAAAAAACTCAAAGAACAGCAGCACAAGAAAAAGAAACTCGTTGATCCTCTTCAGTATGAAATGTCGATATCGTCGGCAGACCTGGTGAATTACGTTCCAGTATTCGGGCATGAAAAGGCTCCTGTAACTGATCAACAGAAAGAAGATCTGACGAGTCGCGGAATCAATCCTGACGGAATTGATAGCGCCGGATTGGCAGATCGATTCCTGTATACGCTAAATAACAGAAGTCTCCACGGACTCAGTACGCCGAAGCAAATAAAATTTCTGGAATCAAGGAATTTTAAACACGTAGGGAAGTGGACCTCCAAGCAAGCCGCTAACCTAATAGCGAGAATATCGGCTGCGGGTTGGAGAAATCCCCCTGGAGTTAACCCAAGCACATACGAGCCAAAACCGGATCCAATTCACATAAACATACAAAGCATATGACTCCAGTAGAAGTAATAGAAAAACAAATACAACAAGGCATGTTTGATGGCAATCGCCATGAGACTAAACGCAATTGCGGAAATCTCGCAGGTGGCTACTATGCGGGTGGGGCGTTAAACCTCGATGAGGTAGATCACTTGAAAGAAATATGTATGTCTCTATCAGATACACCAACTGAAACTGCGAGGCAATGGGATAAGGCATTCGAATATGGGACCGAGAGTCCTCTCACGTGGGATCAGCACGGGAATACCAGACATATCCCGAATCGAGCACTGGTAAGGGGTGAGGCACTCAAGTACGAGGCACCGGTTCTGGTAGATAAAAATTACATCCAGGTGGGTGAGTTTATTCAGCCATCCGACGCCGATTGGAGTCCGGAAGAACAGGTGATCAAGTATCTGACGGCATTATTCGACGCTGATGAGAATGTCGGGTATGTTACGGAGTCTTGGTTTAACGAAAAAGCGGGAAGGCACCTACCCCAGAAGGGCTGCTATGATCGCACTGCCGGTCAACTGATCAGTGAGTTGCAGCAATGGCCATTCAGAAGAGTCTTCGGCGATTACAATCCGGAGGTCGGCGCTTGGATCCGATTCAACCCGATGGATGGTGTAGGAGTAACGGATGAGAATGTTGTATCCTATAAATACGCACTTGTCGAATCCGATGTAGTTGAAGTCCCCAGACAGATCGCGTTGATCAAAGACCTCAAGTTACCGGTAGCTGCTCTGGTCTACTCGGGAGGAAAGAGTGTGCATGCTGTCGTGAAAATCTATGCAGACACGCTTAAGGAATATCGGGAGCGTGTTGATATCCTCTATGCGGTTTGCGAGAAAAACGGACTAGTGATGGACCGTCAGAACCGGAATCCGTCCAGATTGAGTCGAATGCCTGGTGTTCTGCGGAATGGCAATAAACAGTTCGTGATCGATACTCATATCGGGATGTCATCATGGAAAGAGTGGCATAATTGGGCTGAAGATGTGCGCGATGATCTGCCACAGTTTGAAACGGACACGGATGACTTGGATGAACCGGAACTTGATCCGCAAATGATCGAGGGAATTCTCCGGAAGGGTCACAAGCTACTCCTGAGTGGTCCGAGTAAGGCTGGGAAGTCATTTTGCCTGCAACAGCTCGCGATTGCGGTCGCCACGGGTGGATACTGGCTCGGCTGGAAGGTAAGACAGGGCAGGGTGGCCTATATCAACCTCGAGTTGGCTTTGAAGTCAAATAAGCACCGTCTGTGGCAGATAAAACGGAAACTCGGTGTGAAAACTAACGGAAACCTCGATGTGTGGAATTTGAGAGGCAATGCGGTGTCGATGGACAAGCTGGCGCCCAAGATTATCCGGAGATCCGAGGATCGTGGCTATTCGATGATCATCGTGGATCCGATCTACAAGGTTTTGACCGGCGATGAGAACTCTGCTCAGGAAATGGCGTACTTTTGTAATCAATTCGACAAAATTGCCGTGAATCTGGGGGTCACTGTCGTGTATGCTCACCATCACTCGAAGGGTGCTCAGGGGCAGAAGTCTTCCCGGGACCGATCCAGCGGCTCAGGGGTGTTTTCACGCGATCCTGATGCCATTATAGACATGATTGAGCTGATTATAGACGACAATCGGCGCACCCAGATCACTCGGAGGTGGCATGCGAGGTCCATGGCCGAGGAACTGGACTGGGTTTCGGCTACCTGGAGGGACGATAACAATGTTACGCATGACGATTTGGAAGATCCTGCGCGGTTACAGGAGATCGCGAGGAAGAATAACTACGATATTGACGGCCAGAAGGTTCAGGATGAGCTGAAATCGGCGAAATATGCCACAGGTTGGAGGATTGAGGGTACCTTACGGGAATTCCCCGGATTCGAGCCTCGTAACGTGTTCTTCAAGTATCCTCTGCATATCCTAGAGACCGGTGAAGGCTCTTTGCTGGCAGATGCGACTCCTGAGTCCAGTGAGGATAATTGGAGGAAGGGTCAGAAAGTAGCTGAGAAGGTGAATAAAAATATTCAGGCCGAGAAGAACGCAGAGTTTCGTGAGTTATTCGATGAGATCGCCGAAGGACGCACCGAGGTTAACTGGAAAGATCTCGAGGAGGTTGGTGGTGGCACTATGAATACCATCAAAAAACGCTGTCGTTACCATCCGGACTTTAAGTATGTCAAGGGGCAGGTAATCCTGAAATTGGAAACTACGGAGGTCAAAAATGACTAGTGGTATCACCCCCCTTTTTGACACTTTGACACTTTCCGTTATTTACCGTCAAAACGGTGTTTTTGATACTTTGACGAAAAGTGGTAGTATACCCCCCCCCATGGGGGGGGGTGATCCCAGAAAGTGGTATACCCCCCCATACTAAAGTATACAAGTTTGATACCACTCCCACCCATGCACACACATGTCACATGTATGCGGGTAGTAATAGGGGGGCTAAAAAGCCGCCCCCCATATTCTGACCAGATACATATGCCAGTGACGGGCGCGAGCGATCAGACCAAAAAAACAAAAACAAAAAATACAAAAAACATGAACAATGTAAGAGAGCACGATTTCTGGATGCCGATGAAAAAGGTGCCGACCACAACGCACCAGATGAAGGCGACGAAAGTCGTTAAGGGGAAGGTGATTCACTACGAGCCTCCCAAGGTAGCTGAGACGAGAGCAAAGCTGATGGCGGCACTATCCTCACACATACCTGACAGATGGTTCGGGACCGGACCCCTGGAATGCACAGTCAAGTGGTGTTTCCCTCACACACAAAAAACCAAGAAGCTAAATCGGGAATTCGTTTGGAAGTCTACCAAGCCGGATACTCACAATCTCAACAAGATGCTATTCGATTGCATGACAGATCTCCAATTCTGGAAGGACGATGCCCAGGTAGCCTCGGAAATAATCCAAAAAGCCCACGCTGACCGCACAGGCATTTACATCAAAATAGAAAACCTATGAAATCACTAAGAAGAACAGGAAGAACAAGCCGGATGCTCAAAGAGGTAATCCAGCTAACCAAGAATCATCTCAATGTGCTGATCATCGCTCGGGATCAAAAACAGAGGGAGAACTTCATACTCCGGCTCGGAGAGTGGAGCCATAAGATCGAAATCAAGACTGCATCAGAAATGATCGATATGGGTTTCGACTTCATGACTCCCCAGGATCGGAATGGGGGATGGCAATATGATAAGTGCTGCATCGATCACCATGTGATCGAGGATCTCTTCAAAATCATGCTCGAGGAACTTCACTGCTACGACGAAAAGGAAGAATCATGAAATTATCCTTGCCAGTCAACTTAGCGAACGATTAGCTCAATCTTACTAAGTCTTATGAATGTTAACGAAGAATGGATAAGCCTAGCTGAAGCTGCGAAAATTGTAGGTCGCGATCCCAGGACAGTTCTACGCTGGATCAAGGAGGGGACGTTTCCTTTACTGCGAGACCGGAGGTCCGGTCTTAGAAATTACCAGGTCGAAAAGTCGAGCCTGAAACACACCTGCCAAGAACCATCAAATCAAGGACTATGAGTAAAGAAGCAAAAGCAGAGCATATGCTCGACGAAGCAAAGCGACTGGTCTCCGGATCACGAAACGAAGACTACGGACCACCCGATGTCGATATGGCAAAGGTAGCCGGAATGATGAACCACTTGTTTGGCTGGGATGTGAAGCCATCGCAGGTGCCGATGATCATGATCCTGATCAAGCTCGCTCGGGAGAGTCACTCGTCTAAGCATGACAATGCTGTCGATATCGCCGGTTGGGCATGGTGCATGGATGAGTGCGCTTATGCGGAAGAGATAAATGCCCCATGGGAAGAACCCGACTGGTCTGATTTCGATTTGGATGATACAGTAGAACTAACTCCCGAGGGAGAGGCTGCATTAGCCGAAGGGGAATCTCACTACGTAATACTCGGTCGAAACACAGTCATTCAGGAGGGCGATCAGTGGCGTGTGCGTGACAGCGGTTCAGATTGGAAGCCTACGATCTGTGCAGGAGAGTTTCAAGATAATCACAGTTACTTGGAGTATCGCCGCAAGATCTTTTAATCAATTCCGAGTCCATGGACGCTGGCAGACCGCGCAGCCGACTCAGTAAACGCTAATAGTCTGCCACCCTTTTCTCTAATCAACTAAACCCAAAGCCTACGAAGACTCATGACACCGAAAGAACGAATCAAGTTTCTGCTGAAGTGCAAAGCAATCAGGACATTCATTAACGACAACCCAGGCAAGACCGCGCTACAAATCGAGAAGGATTTCCCGGGTGCCAAAAAATGTTTAGAGCGGCTGGTCGCCATCGATCTCGTATGGGAGGAGCCGGAAAGGGTTCAGCCGTCACGCATTATCCCAGCTCACTATTACGTTATTAAGGCAGGAGCGAATAAAAACACAGCTACGGTCTTCGGGAAGGACCGGGCATTATTCTGAGATTACTCTACCAATGGGTAATCTACCAAAAGGTAACTATTTGACTGAACGTAAAAGACAGCAACCGCGACTAGAACGAATTATGATAACTAAAAACGATACTAAAACACAAACCAACGCTGACTCTGAACGGGGAGCGAATTGTGTGCACCGTCTTGTTAGTCGCCGTTTCCGATGCCGAGTATGTGGGGGGAAAGGTCGTCATTCAAAAACAAGTAGAGGCAGCCACCCCATATGCGGTGCGTGTAAAAATGCAGCTTGGGTTTATCGAAGTGAATACATCGACTAACAAATAGATGAATCACGTAATGACAGAGCGAAGCGGCGGAATGGAGTTGAATCTATCGTCTGGTTGTGTGCCGTTGCGGGTTCTTAACCTGTATGCTGGACTAGGTGGAAACCGCAAGAAGTGGGATAACGTCGAGGTCGTCGCGGTCGAAAATGAGCCGAAAATCGCAGACGTATATCGGCGGCTCCATCCTCAAGACCTGGTGATCGTGGGTGATGCTCACCAATACCTGCTAGATCACTTCGATGAGTTCGACTTCATCTGGACAAGTCCACCGTGCCAGACGCATTTGCGGATGGCTAAGGCAACGAGACATAAGCTAAAGCGATACCCAGATATGAAACTCTACGAGGAAATAATCTTCCTGCAAACATACGCAAAGTGCAAATGGGTAGTGGAGAACGTGGTTCCATACTACGCGCCGCTCATCGAGGGTAAAAAAATGGGTCGTCACATGTTCTGGTCTAACTTCGACTTTGAGGACTTTGATGTGCCTAGGCCTGCTGGATTTATAAATAAGTGCAACCTGGTGGGAAAGAAGGCGCTGCAAGAATGGCTCGGTATCCACTACGACGAAAACATTTACTACGGTAAGAATCACTGTCCGGCTCAGATTCTCCGCAACTGCGTGCATCCCGACTTGGGGCTCCATATCTTCAATTCGCACAACAGTGCATTATCACAACTTGCAGAGAATGAGGACAGCTAATAGCAACATGCGACGAGAACCGATCATGAACACGAAAACCGAAGGGGGATGATGACCGCGCCTAAAAACATTGCATCCAAGGAGGACTCCAACGCGGTCAGCGTTGAGTCCACCGCCTTGTTGGGTCTTTTAGCGGACATCCGTGCCGCCGTGGGTGATCCAAGTGGGAAGCTTATGCAGAACGAACTGGTGGAGCATTGCAGCAAGCTGTCGCACTCAGCCGACTGGAACCGTCGCCGCGTGGAAATGCTGTCGCGGCTG